TGCATTTGGCAAAACTCACACTCCTCAAACACACGACATGGGGCCTCAACCTCCATCTCAAACCCAAACTCCAAAAACCACTCATTCAATCCGGCACTAAAACTGGCCAGATCAGACTCCTCCATAAATACCAGACAGTCATCACCATTATTTGCTAAGGAAGCTTTGATGCCTTTCTCACGAACGTATAGCTCAACCAACCCACTCATGATCATACAATTTCCAAGTCCCGTGTTCATGTCGCCACTGCTTCTGGTTCCATCGACCTCATACGTGATCTTGTAACCATCCGCGAACGCATGCCCACGATTCTTGATTTGATACTTGAGTAGAGTGGCAAGTTCTCTGTCTCTATACACTCGATTGTAAACACCATGTTCCCACTGCAATGCTGGAGTGCTAACGTGCTGGTCAAATCTACGGGCGTCCAACCCGACCGCCACTGGCCTGGCGTACTTGTCCCACTTCTTACGAAGTTGACTTCCTACCTGGTCAACGGTTAGTCCTTTCATGACAACCAACTCCTCCTCTTCCGCCTTCCACACAACCGCAAGAGCTTTGTAGAGCTCATCCTCAATGCGGCGTGTGTACCTTCCAAGTCCCACGTTATATACGGGCGACCTGGGCTGGATTAATCTGGGGCAAGGGTCTGATTTCGCTCCACTAGACCGGAACTCTACCTTCTCAAACTTCACGAAACTGGACAGCTTCGCATCCCTTGCCACCACACCTCTGCTACGGTAATCTAAACTAGCTCGTGCGTACAACGTCCTCTTATGTGCAGGACACTGATCAACAAACTGCTGACAGGTCAACTTTTGCACTCCCGGATTACGTTCCAACACTATGTTGGCGAGCTTTACACCTAGACTATCCATTCGCAGCCATGCCTTCGGGTTTCCCCTAGGGCACTCCTCCAACCCATCCTTTCCTTCCACATAAAATACACGCTCATTTAAAGCACGCAACAAGTTCACAGCAGAATTGCCATGTGGATAATATTCCCTCGCTGCGGCATCTCCATGCGCGACAAACTTTCGAGTCTTACTCGGCTTAGTCCCACACAGCTCGACCACAATGGCTGGGTGCACTCCGTGGTTGGGTAGATCAGAGAGGAGTGGCATCTCTGCCACAAACCCCTCACCCTTCAATTTTCTACCTCCCAACCTCATCGTGTCCCTTGCGGCTCCCACTGCGGGGCACCCCTACAGACGTCCCTCCCCTCCTACAACACGGGCAACTCTCGCAGCGATATCATCGACGTCAGTGTTCAAAGGAGCCAAAGCGGTGAGCAATTTCTGAAACACGTAACGTTGTCGTGCATCAATTTCACCCTCCTCCTCAGCCTTCTTAACTATCCGCCTTACCGCACTCTCTACGAAAGCCACCCCAAGTGGGGAAACATCCTTCAGCGCCGCCGACCCTACTTCACACTTCAAGCGCTCCAACAATGGGCGGAGCCTCTTCACTACTTTAGCCACCCGTAGGATGGTCCTATTTCGTTCATCGTGACTGCCAACTGCCCACGTCTTCACACTCTCCCACCACGACAAGCAAAACTTGGGAAGTGAGTACCCTTCCCCCTCAAACTCGTCCGCATAAACAGCCTGCACCAATCCCTTGACAGCCACGCTGTCGGTTTTCCCCAAAAACCTCTCCCAGATCAAACTAGACCGGGAATGGGGTTTTGGGATAAAATCAGGAATGGGCACCTCCATAGGGGGGGCTGCGGCAAACACCACTGGCTCAGTGGCATCTTCCGCAACGGCAAATCGGACACGAGTTTGACAATGCCTGTGAATGGCTTCGCGGAGCTCACGTCGCTCGTGGTCGCTAAGCTCAACGGTTTCATACTGAAAATCAGTAGCCACCGGGGAGCCGCATTCCTCGAGTAAACACTCCGAAGCGTAATTCTTGTACAGATCGTTCAACTTCTCCAACAAATGCCCAGATATCACCACAGGGTTTTGAACCACCTGTGGTAATACCTCAACACTGTCATCAGAGGTAGAACGATCCGTCGTATTAGTCAGCTTTCGCCGACGCCCCACCGCTCCCCCAACTGGGGTACATCCCTTACGGGGGTGGGTTATGTGTCTCGCGTTGGTTCTAGATGAACCACCAAAGGACTTAAGCAACCAATCAAACATCTCGCTAATCTGACTCAAGGAAAAACAATGGGGACTCCTCACTATACCACTCTAGATGACTATACTGACCATCCACTAATACAATGACACATGACACTTTACCCACATCTTCTCCTAAGTCTAGATCAAAATAAACACTATCCATGAATGTGGTCTGGCTCCCAACGCTAGGATTGTCTCCCACAGCCCCCCGGGTGCCCAGCCCAGGGTTCGTGGTAGACCATAGTATATCTTGCGACATACTATGCGGTAATTTCTC